CTGTGTAAACGTGTGCTTGGTCACCATCTATAATGATGTTTTTAAATCCTTCTATCTCGCCTTCACAAAAGGCATACACCACATACAATTTTTTGTTGTCGTTGCCATTTGTTTCTGCATACACAATGGTGCCACCTATTCTTCTAAATCCATACACTACTGGTATTGCCTGTGAACTGCCACGTTTGGTAAGTTTTACGCCTTGTGCTTGATTGGCTGCCGCACCACCTGGTGATCCTGTGGGCATATCTGGCATTAATGATCCAAATGGATCTGTAATAAAGTCTACTGCGTCCGTTACAAAATCAACTACTGATTCAACTACATCAACTACTACGTCCACCACTGTGTCCACTAGGTCTTCGATAAAATCCACTATGCCGCCCATTACACAATCTCCTTCACATAACAAGTACCTACTGGTTGCATCAGTTTGCCAAAAAATGCTTCGCCATTTTGAATCCATTGTTCACAAGGGTCAAAGTTTTTGTCCCACGCTTGAACAGTGGACATCATACACACACAATCTCTTTCTCTAAACCAAGAATAACAAGCATCAAATAAATCTTTTGCTACAAATCCATTTCTATGTTGAGGATGCACAAAAAATATGTGTATGTCTCCCAACATTTGATTGCCCCAGGCTTTTTTGTGTGCTGAAATAATAGCGTGTCCTACAATTTCTGCACCTCGCCAAGCACACAGTATTTCTCTGTTGGGCATATTGGCAAAACCTTTGACCATATCAACTATTCTTTTGATATCATATTCAGCAAAACCTTCTGCCAAGGCATCTTGTGCGTTTGCTTCTAATAATTCTATTAATGCGTTGGTGTCTTGAACTTCGAATGGTTTTATCACGTTTGCCCCCAATTTATATCGTTGTCTGTTTCGTGTGCGTATTCAAATCCAAAATCATTTGCGTGTTCTGTTTGTAATGACGCAGTTGTTGTTACTCTACCGTTGGTTCTTGTAAAGTTTGCCAACTGTGATTGTATTTCTAACGTAAGGCTGGCAGTAGAAGCACTCTCACTAACCTTGTATCCTCCTACTTTGCCCTTAAACATATTAATTGTTGCTGTTTCACCTGCAGAATCACTGATTACTGCATTGGTGCTTTGATTAAAAAATATTCTATGTACAGTTACATCTTTGTTGATGATGTCTGCTGTTGCAAAAGTACTTACAGTTTCAGAATCCAATGCACTTAATGTAATTTTTAAACTTGTAATTTGTAATGTAGCAGTTTCCCTTGTGTTTGACAAAGCAATAAATTTGCCTTGTGCTTTGTAAACATTTGCCCCTGAGTCTGGTGCTGTGTCTGTGTCTAGTGTGATGTCAAATGGTGCTGTAGTCAAGTATGCCGCATTCAAACCAGCTGAATCAGATGAAGGCAAAGTTATCTCAAGTAACAGTGCTGAAGTAATGGAATTGCCTGCAAGGATAGTGTTAATATTGGTGTCTAATCCCCTTGCCATTAAAGTACCTCTTCTACATCAATTTCTAATGATATTAAACTGTCTGTGCCGTGTGTAAATTCTTGTATGTTGTTTGCTAGATGTACACGCATTGGTACATCATTTGTTGTAACAGTTTCGTTGACTGCTACAGCATTTACCAATGCTGGTGTAAACGCAATGGATAGTTCTCCGGCAGAGTTTGATGTTACATCTGCTGTAACCATATACACTTTGGTGTGTCCTGAAAAACGTATCAAGTCTCCTGCTTTCAAATAAGTTTTACTGCCTTCTGTAGAGTCATCCAATGAACTGTCCGCAAAACGTATGCTAACTGTGGTTGCTCCTGCCGCCGCACTTGCCCGCATATCAAATGGGTTTGATGTTGCTTCACCTAAGGGAGTGCTAATGTCTGGTAAAACAACATCAAAGTCGTTAAGCCCGCCTTTGAGTTGGGCTATAAATGCCTTAATGGGCCTTGCTTCTGCCTGTGTCATTATTGGGTATGTTAATGTTGCGCCAAATCTAGTAGTTGCATTTCCGTGTCTTATTATTCTGCCACTTTGTGTTTTAGTTGTTTTGGTTTCGTCTATTTGCCTAAAGTTCATTGCTGTAAAGCCTGGTGCTGTTGGAAAATTTGTTATTGTTGCCATAATCTATATTACTCCCATTTTGCCTTTTTGTTGTAAAGCACCATTGATGATGCCTTGTATGGTTGCACGTCTACTCAATAACAGTTCGTCAAATCCCCTGGTATCGTTGGCTACTATGTTAAAGTTTACTGTTACGGGCCCACCACCTGTGCCTGATAATGTTGCCTGTGAATCTCTGTTGCTTAGAACGTTGCCTGCAGTTTTGGGCACAAACAACTCTGGCCCGGTCTCGCCCACTACAACTGGTTCGTTTTGTCTTACAGGACCACCTTTGGCTAATCCTCTTGTTGTTGCCGCTGTAAACACTGGTATACCTGTAAGTGTTTGTATTGCAAACAAGATTGCTAATTTTGCCGCTATTCGCAGTATGTCTTTGATGACTGCGTTTGCAAAGTCTCTAAAACTAAATTTACCTGTCATTACAAAGTCTGCTAGGCCATCTGCTAAACTGTCAAATGCTCTCATACCAACATCTGCAATGTCTACAAACACTGCTTCTAAATTAGGATATACGCCTTCTAATTTTTCTTGAAATGTTTCTAACAGTGTAATTTGTTTTGGAAGTACTTCTTCTGGGTATCTACCCGCCGCCATATTGAAAGGAATTATGGCATTTTTTGCTTTGTTGTATGCCTGTGGTACAGCATCTAATGCCCCACCCAAACCTACAGCAAATGCACGTTGTAAATCTTTTGTTTTTTTCTCTGTTGCCTCTAGGTCTAATTGTACTGATAAAAATTCTTCGTTACTAACTGCCCCTAAATCTAATACGGAACCTATAAATTCGTCATATTCTCCTACAATTTCTGTAACACCCTCTTTTGCTTTTTGGAAAAAACTTTTTTGGTCTTCTTCTAGTTCATTGAACTCATCGCCTAGAGCATCTACGTCATCTCCAAATGTGCCAAACGTTTCAAGTAAAAACAGTATACTACCTGCAGCCGCTGTTATTAATCCTAGTACACCTTTTCTCATTACAGATTGAAACACAATTAATGCTTTTACTGCCAATCCTATACCTGTTACTAGAGCACCACCAAATGCTAGACCCAATGACACCACAGACAAAGTTAGTTTGAGTGCCACAAAACTTAAGAATGCTTTGGCTAATAAATTTAAATTTTTGCCAACTAATATAATTGCATTTTTTGTTACTATGAAAGCAAACAATAATTTGTCTCCTATACTGTTGACCAAATCCTCATTGTTTTTTATAAGGTCAGTTATTTCATTTGCTGTGTCACCTAATGCTTTGGATAATCCTCTTTGCCCAATAGCATCCTGTGCCTGTTTTATTGCAATAGACAAATTTGAAAATGCTACATTGGTGTTTGATAACAAGTTTGTAGTAGCATCACCAAATTCTTCTTGAATACCTTTTGCAAATGCATCAACAATTTTTTTGGCACCTTCTGCTGACTTACCAAATTCAGATATTTGGTCTCTGTTTAAATTTAATTCTTGTTTTAAAATACGCAGTACTGGTACACCTCTGTCTCCTAGTCTTTCTATCTCTTCAAGACCCAAACCACCACCTACTGTTCTAGCAAATAAATCTGTGACTGCTTCTAGTGATCCTATTTGATCCGATGTAATGGCTGCCGTGTTGGTAAACACATTCAACAGTTCTTCTGTAGGCTGTATTCCTGCCGCTTTTAACTTAACAAATGATGTTGTAAGTTCTTCTATACCAAACTGTGTTTTGGTACTAAATTCTGTGATAAAGTCAAATGCTTCTGCACCTTCCTGTGCTGATCCAGTAACAGAAGCAAGTGTTGTTCTCAAGTCTTCAAATCTTGTGGTGGTAGCAACAATACCTCTAATGAGTTGTGTACCTCCAATTGCACCTAGTGCCGCAGTAGCCAAACCAGCAACTCTGTTTACGCCCAACAAACCTGTGTTAAGGTTTTTTATTCGTGCGTTGATGTTTGTTAACGCCAGTCGCGTTTTATCTATAGCGCGGATTTCTAAATTTTGGACTGTTGCCATTTCGCTTCTGCTCCTTGTTTTTTAATTCAAAATAGGCGCCCCACATTTGAATTTCTGTGACACTCAACTGCATAACTTCTGCTATGCTTTTGCCTAATGTTTCACCTATGAACATCAGCAGTTGAAGTTCAGTGTCTTCTGTTACTTTTTTACGACTTCCTCATATTCTGTATGATTAGCATTCAATTCTTGGCATAATCGTAAAATTACCTTTGGGTCAACTTCTGTCATCAAAGATGTTCTATCCATTCTTGAAAACATTGGTTTGCCTTCTGGTGTAAGTGCTTTTGCAATTAGTGACTCTACTAATGCTTCTACAGTTTTGCCTTGTTGTTGTAATTCAACAATTTTGCTTTCTGTAGCAAAA